GGTTTTGTCGTTACCCAAAAGCTCATGAAGAAAGAAATGGTGCGTATTGCACTACAACTTCTAGGTGATTGTAAACTTTCTGTCGCAGTCGATGACTCTGACAAGGTTGACAAACAGCACCACAAGAACGCAACAGCACCTAACCTAATCCATTCCCTTGATGCATCTTTACTACACTTCAGTGCGTTGGCTTTTGACGCACCGATCGCTCTCATTCATGACTCTGTATTGTGTCGTGCTACTGACATGTCTTCACTTAGTACAATCGTACGAGAGACATATATGCACCTCTTCGCAGAGCATGATTACTTGCGAGACTTCGCTCACCAAATAGGAGCGGAGACTGACCCACCGATTATCGGAGATCTGACACCAGAATCCGTTATCCAGAGTACCTATTTCTTCTGCTAAATGGAGTATCAAGCACCTGAATATGCTTTCGATGATAGGCAGGAAAAAACTGTCTATAAAGCACGTACGTGTAAGACAACTGTTGAGTTTATCAAACATTGTCATACACTAATTCACATGTGTTCTGAGGCTCTCGTTAAATTTGAAGACGATGCCCGACACCGTGGCATCAATACCAGGGCAGAGGAAACTTATCAGCTTCTCAAAGAGCTGATCAACAAATACACAGTTACGTTTGAATACGAATGACCCGAACCATCCACAAAACTGAACAGCCTGTTACCCTTGAAGGTTATCAAGCTGTGCTGAAGCCAAGTAAGTTTGGCTACTCCCTTGCTGCACTTGTTAGTGAGGACATGATTGATGCTCTTGAATCTGACCGTGCTGAGTCACTTCAATGGGCACAGACTAAACTGAAGAACCCTAAGCGTTCTACTCTCAAGCCTGAGCCTTGGGAAGAAGTGTCTGAAGGTCAATATAAGATTAAGTTCTCTTGGAATGAAGAAACCAAGCCTCCGGTTGTCGATACAGAAGGCACGCATATTACTGATGCCGATACACCTATGTATTCTGGTAGTCGCGTTAAGCTTGCGTTCTATCAGAAACCGTATATCCTCCGCGATGGAGTCACGTACGGAACAAGTCTTAAACTGGTTGGTGTTCAACTGGTGTCATTGTCTGCATCAGCTGGTGTAGATACTGGTGACATGAACGCTGATGATGTTGCTGCATTGTTTGGCAAGACCGAAGGCTTCAAAGCTGGTGAACCTAACGTAACTCCCGCTGAAACCGAAGAGGACGACTTCTAATGGCATTCCGCTCCAAGCTTGAGGAGAAGGTTGCTGATTTACTTGTTGAGCTTGGAGTCAAGTATGAATACGAAACCACCAAAGTCCCTTACGTTATTGAGCACGTTTATACACCTGATTTTATTCTACCCAATGGTGTTGTGCTTGAATGTAAAGGTTACTGGGATTCTGATGATCGGAGAAAGATTAAGGCAGTTAAAACGCTCAATCCTGAACTAGATCTACGTATGGTATTCCAAGCCCCTTTCAATACAATCAGCAAACGATCTAAAACTACATATGCTAAATGGTGCGAACGCCATGACATACCGTGGACATCGTTCCAAAACATCCCACTCAAATGGCTCCTATGACATACGGTACACCCGAGTTTTACAAAGAACAATTCATGGATTTTGTAGGAGATGCCCAGGCTGATCACCCTGAGCACGGTGAAGCCCTTATCCAAGGGTTTCTATTGGCTCTAGATGATTGGATGCAATACCACACAACACAAGCAGCACATTATGGATCCCTCCAAGAGCGAGTTCGTTCGGCACTCGGAGTGTCTTAATTGTGGATCATCTGATGCCAACAGTGTCTACTCTGATGGGCATACTTATTGTTTTGTTTGCCATCACTACACACACGGTGATGGCGAACCTTCTTTACACATTCATCAAACCAAACGTGTGCAAATACTAGGTTCAGCCGAACGGCTGCATAAACGCAACATATCTGAAAAGGTATGTCAACAGTATAAAATCTACCGTGATGGTGATCGTTTACGTTTCTACTATCATGACAGTTCCGGCGTCCCTGTTGGTGCCAAAGTAAAAACAAAAGACAAACGATTTAGCTATGAAGGGCAAACAGACGGAAGCTTCTTTGGACAACATTTGTTTCCCGCCACTGGAAAACGAGTCGTTATCACCGAAGGAGAACTCGATGCAGCTTCATGTCAAGAAGCTATGCCGGGGTGGCCGATGGTATCTCTGCCTAGCGGTGCCGCTGCGGCAAAGAAGTCGATACAACGGAATCTCGAATGGCTGCAGGGTTATGAGGAGATTGTCTTGTTCTTCGACAATGACAACCCAGGCCGTCAGGCGGCGAAGGAAGCAGCAAGCGTATTACCACCTAGCAAGGTCAAGATCGCTAACTTACAGGGCGATTACAAGGATGCGTCAGACGCACTCATTGCCAATGACTCTCAAGCAATTCGTGAGGCTATATGGAACGCAAGACCTTACCGTCCAGATGGGATCGTTGACGGAAAAACCCTCTTAGAACTTGTAACTACACCATCACCAGCAGCAGATCATGACTACCCATTTCAAGGATTACAATCAAAGCTTCACGGGATCAGGTATGGAGAGCTTGTCACAATCACTGCAGGATCTGGTATCGGCAAATCCAGCTTCTGTCGTGAACTTGCAACTCACCTTCTTGACAAGGGGGAACGGGTCGGTTATCTGGCGTTGGAAGAATCCAACCGTCGTACAGCCCTAGGACTTATGTCCGCTCATGTAGGTAAAGCATTACACCTTGGAGAACATGACAGACAAACACTCACCGAAGCTTACGAAGATACTCTCGCAAGATGGGATTTGTATTTGTTTGATGGCTTCGGCAGCTTTGATCCTGACATTATTTACAACCGTATCGAGTATCTCGCCGCCGGGTTGGACACCAAAGTCATCTTCCTTGATCACTTATCCATCCTGCTCAGTGGACTAGATGGTGACGAACGGCGGATGATTGACACGACAATGACACGCTTGCGTTCACTTGTTGAGCGCACAGGCATTGCATTGTTCCTTGTTTCACACTTAAAACGTACATCATCTGATCAGAACCATGAAGAAGGGGCGAGAGTTACACTTGGACAATTGCGTGGAAGTGCAGCAATTGCACAACTATCTGACGCATGTATTGGACTTGAACGCGACCAACAGAGCGGATCTAAATCAGCTACTACAACTGTTAGAATCCTCAAGAATCGCTATAGCGGCGAAACTGGCGTCGCCTGTGAACTAAGTTATGATCTACCCACCTGTAAATTCTATGAAACTGAACCAGAACAAGAATTTGACGCAACCACAGACTTTTGAGTCTCCGCATCAGCAAGCTATTCTAACTCCACCTAACCCACCTACACCAGAGATGGTAGAACGTGCCAAGTTTGTCGATAAGACGTACGTTTGGCATGGCCGATAATGCTAATCTTTGACTTAGAAACTGACGGACTTGTACGTGATGTTACCACCATCCACTGCCTTGTTATCTATGACACAGAGACAGATCAAACAATGGTCTTCAACGATCAATCGTTTGAAAGAGCTAGTGATAAATCCGCGTCGGACCCGATTGTTAGAGGTGTCCAACTCCTTGAAGATGCTGATCTCATTGCTGGTCATAACATTATTAATTATGACCTTAACGTTATCAACAAACTTTATCCTTGGTTTAGACGTATTGGTGATTGCCTGGATACTCTTCTGCTTAGCCGTCTTTATCACCCGAACATGATGGATCTAGATAAGAAGCAAAAGTGGGAAGGTATGCCACTCAAGCTGTATGGTTCACATAGTCTTGAGTCGTACGGTTATCGCCTGGGTGAAGCCAAGGGTGACTACGGTAAGACTTCCGATTGGAAGGAGTGGTCACAAGAAATGCAGGATTACTGTATACAAGATGTTAAAGTTACCACCAAACTATGCGAGCACTTCCGCCCATACCTAGCTGGGTTGCGCTAGAACACGAAGCAGCCCATGTCCTTCAACAACAGGAGAATCATGGATGGTGTTTTGATGAAAGAGCTGCATGGGAGCTTACATCGGCTCTCCAAAAAGAATTGGAAGAGACTCATAAAGTACTACGAAACAGGCATCCTTTCGTCAAAGGCGAGGAAAAAACTCCTAAAAGAAATAACAAAACACAAGGCTACGTTCTTGGCGCAACATTCACCAGACTAAAAGAATTTAACCCTACATCGAGAGATCATATTGCATGGATTCTTACGACCTTTTATGGATGGAAACCCACCCAGCTGACAGCCACTGGGAAGCCTATTATCGACGAACCGATTTTGAAAGAGATTGGATCAGAAATTTCTATGATGTTTCTGAGATGTTTGACGGTAACGAAAATGCTTGGGATGCTCTCAGAAGGCGTGAACGGGTGGCTGAAGCTTGTTACGAATGAACAGAGGATACATCACCACTGCTCAGTCGCAACCTCTACATTCAGATGCGCTCACCGACACCCAAATCTCGCCCAAGTGCCAAGCGACCATAGATTTAGAGAACTCTTTATACCAACTCCGGGTCAAGTTATGGTCGGGGCTGATCTTGCTGGGATTGAGCTTCGGATGCTTAGCCACTTCCTTGCTCGTTATGACAATGGACGCTACGCCGACATCCTCCTCAACGGAGACATCCACCAAGTTAATGCCGACAAGATAGGAATCTCTCGTAAACTGGTCAAGACTGTTACGTATGCGTTCCTGTATGGTGCCGGTGATGAAAAAATCGGACACAGTTATGACAAACTTCTTTCATCCCAAGCAGCCAAGAAAAAAGGAAAGGAGATCAGGCAAGCCTATATTGAGGCAATTGATGGACTCGATAAACTACTGGAGGCAATTAAGAAAGCTTCAGAACGAGGATTTATCAAAGCTCTCGATGGTAGAAAAATTATCGTGGATTCACCGCATAAAGCGTTGAACTATTGTCTACAAGGTAACTCTGCTATACTGGCTAA